TCAAGGTGCGCGGCAGCGTCGGTCATGCCGTGACGCTTTAGCCATTCGCGACCCTCTTTGATCCCTTCGATATATTCGGCGGTGACAAGCTTTGACATTAGTCCGACTTTCCTTCGCTTTTTCTCAATGCGTCCACCAAAGCCTCTTGCTTCCAGCCATAGACGCTAAGAAATAAAGATTCATCGCCTTCGCAATCATGTTCGAAAGCCTTGCGGAAACCCTTGAGTGCGGCGCTATCGCCGGCCCAAATACCGCGCGCGTCGATTTGTCGATGTGCCATTGTTCAACCCTCCTGATAATATTCGGCCTGGCCTATTCGATTGCCGTTCCTGTCTCGAATAAATGTCACGCCGAGAATTCCGTCTTCCATCCGCTCGGCAAGGTCGCGGAAAATTCGCGCCAGCTCGCTTTGCGGATTTTCGTCGAAATCGGCATTATCCATTTCGATATTTACAATCATATGCGCCATTATGCGACCCTCTCAATAGCCACGCTATCCCGATAAGGGCCGACGCTGACAGTTGCCTTGAAACCGACCGGAACGCCATCGGCATATAACATATTGCTAATGGCAGAGGCTTCCACAGCGGCGCTATAGCCCCATTGCGTATCAAGCCCGGCGTTCGCTTTGATTTCATCATAGACAGCCGAATAAAACGCATCGGCGGCATGATCGCGGCGCACCTTGGGATATTGCCCGGTGATTTCATATTTTGCCATTGCTCAATTTCCTTTCAGTAGCGGGCCCAATCGCGAAGCTCGCGAGGCGTTGCGGAATATCCGCGCTCAATTGATGCACCTTGAGGATCATAAACGGTGCAAGCGGTCTTCAGGACAAACCCTAGCGTTTCGTGCTGGATAAATTCGGCAGGCTCTTCGCGTGCGCCCCAATCATGAGAATTCGCCCACGCAAGCCATTTGGCGCGCTGCGCCTCATTCATATCTTCAAATTTCATGGAAACGTGCATATCGAATCACCTTTCAAACTGGAATTCATCAACTAGGCAGGTTTATGAAGTTTAATAGGGAAGCCGTCAAGCGCATTTTTCGCGTTTATGTCGCTTTTCCGAGAAACTTCATAAACTGGTCTATTTCTCGCATTACCTGCCTTCATAAACTGGCACGCTCTCTTATTGCGTGCGCGCGGTAGAGCCGCACTCTATCCGTTGCGCTCCACTCCGCTGCTCGCTATCGCTCGCGGCCGCTGCGTTGCGCTCCACTAAACACTGCAACACGCTCAATGGAGATAGAGAGAAAATTTTGAGAATTTCGGTTTTCGATTTTCTCGATTTTCGCCGCGTCGGTTTTCCCGGTCACTCGCTGGCCTGAAAATCCCACCGACGCGACCGGGAAAATTAGAATTCTCCAAATCGCCGCGCCGTTCAACGGTAACACACGCTACTAAAGTGCCACCGATCGCCAAAGCGATATGTGCGGAAACTGTCCTGCCGCTCGGCATTATCGCGGAGCTTGCGGAATTCATCGGCGCTCACCCTGGCGCCATCAATGAAATACCTGGACTCGCTCTTGTCTTCAGGATCAATCGGGCTGCTCGAAAGCATTGCAAAGCTTTTCATGATTTTTCCTTTCAACATTTTTTGGAATAATTGACGCGATACCAAAGACCACCGTGGATTTGCATGTCAGATTCAAAAATGCTCGCGATAAAGCCCGCGCGTTTCAAATCCGCGGGCATCATTGCGTTAGCGTAACGTAAAGCAGCTTCCCGCGTCATAACAGGATTATATGGCGAAGGACGATGTTCCCCAATAACTACGGGTCTTTTTTCTTTTTTCATGGTCAATTTCCTTTTTCATAGCGGGAAGGCAAGCCGCGCACCGCATCATAACGCCCGCTTGCATAAGCGAGCTTGTAATTTTGCGGAATTGTCCGGCTATTGCGCTTGTTCGCCATGCGATCCGCATAGCCTTTCCGATAAAATGTCTCGATAGGGTCGGTCATGGTCAAATCCTTTTCAATAATGATATTTGTCTTTGAAAACGGCATTCGGAAAAATTGCCGCAAGCGCCGTTTTAATGTGCGCGTCATGACAACCATCAATGCCCGGCAAATCCTTTGCGGTATTTCCATAGCAAATGTCGGTAATTCCGACGCGATGGGCGATATCCCAGGCCGTGACGCCTTGCTGGATATCTTCACAAGCCCGCGCCTTTCCGTCGGCGAAGCGTGAACCATCAGCGAGAAAATCCGCCGCGAGCTTGCGGAATTGTTCAACATATGCGGAGTTAATCAAGGCCATTGCAAATTCCTTTCGAATAATCTTGCGCGTTGATAGCGCGGCCGAACGACATACCCGCGAGCATATCGCAATTCATGGCGACAATTTCGTTATTCCCATAATCGGAATAGACTTGGAGAATTTCGCGGTCTGTCATGGCGAGTTTATACCCCGCGCTCGCGATCAGCTCTTTGACTTCCTTGATTGCCTGCTCTTGCGTAACCATTTTCTTGCCTTTCTCTTCTGTCTGAAATGCGACCTTGCATCTAAATAGTTTACGAAACGTAAACTTGCAACTCATTCTCTTACGTAACGTCAACCGGCACGCGCACAAAAACAAAAAAGGGTCCCGCCAGGCTCGAAATTTTCGACCGGGGGGTGGCCTTCGAGCCGGGCAGCATCGACCGGGCCACCGGCTCGCGCTAAATATTTCTCCCCAAAAATGATCCCTTCCGTAACGGAAGCTTTCAGATTGATTTCCATTCTCCCCCGGCACCACCCCCGGAACCGGCCCGCTTCTAAGGCTTGACATTGATTTCCATTCCTTGTAAGCCTCACCACAGACGGCGGGCAAACGGACAGGGTTGATCGCCTGTTGCAGCGTCCACGGGCTGGAAGGGGTTTGCCAATATCCTTCGATGCGGACACCGGGACCACGCTGTGAAGCGTCGCCACACTCGGAGCGCATATTGATGATTGGACGGCGGGAGGGCGCCGAAGTGCTGCCGGAAATAAAACGGACCCAACAGCATCCCACCACTGACCCATTACGGGACAGCGCGCGGCCGGTAAAATAGGCTTGACGAATTGGAGCGATGGCTTATTCATATTCGAAGGCGGACGCTGACAGACCGGAATGACGCCTTAAATTAACTGCATAGTCTGTCGATCAGCCGGGATGAAAATCTCTTCTGGATCAGCGGCGCAGCCAAGACTGCGCGAAGCGTAGGCTTCGGTGGCCGGGGCGGTAAATCCGTCTCGGCCATTGTCCATTTTGCGGGAGTGAAATCATGAACAGACATTGGCAATTCATCAACCGCCACACGGAAACCGAAAAACATTGGTGGCGGCTGCGCTTGAGCACGTCGGCGGTTTACCGGACCTACGGCGCGATGCTCTCGACGGGCGGTGGCGGATATGACGAAAGCGACAAGCCGCACAATATCCTGACCCTCGCATTCGGTGGCCGGTATCTCGGGCTGATTTTGCCCGGCTGGATCAAGCCCTATACCCGCACGAAATTCTATACTCCTGACGGCCACGACACACCCCGGCCCTATACCGAAACCTTCAGGCGCGAATTCGGCTTCAGGGCCGGCGACGGTGCAATCCATTTCCACTATGGCGAACAGGTCATGGAGTGGCCCGGCGACAAATCCAAAGTCTGGTTCTACCCATGGAGGGAAACCACGCACATTCGCCGTTCCCTCTATGACGAAGCCGGCGCGCTGTTCGCAACCTTCACCGACGACAAAATGTGGGGTGACAGCTACGAGGCGCGCAAGGCCATTGAAGCCGCCTGCCCGGTCAAGCTTTTCCTCTTCGCCGAAAACGACGGCGACTTGCGCGTGGCACAATGCCGGATCGAAGAACGCGAATGGCGGCGCGGCCGGGGATTGTGGCGCTGGCTTCTGGCATGGAAGCCCAATATGGTGCGCCGGTCGCTCGCCATCGAATATTCCGATGAAGTCGGGCGCCGCAAGGGCTCATGGAAGGGCGGCACCATCGGGTGCGGTATCGACATGGAAAAAGGCGAGCTTCCGATTGAAGCCTTTACCCGCCATTGCAAAAAGGAAGGACTGCATTTCATCGCCGACGTCACGGAGCTGAAAAAGACCGACCTTTGCCAAGACCTGACTTTCGCGCAAATCGGCAAGGCCATTTCGTCGCTCGGGCTTTTCTGGCCGGATATGTGCAAGCTGGTGACGCGGATTTACCGCGCCGGGCTGGTGCCTGTTTTCGACAAGGAAAAGGCCGTCATGAAAGCGTGGCCCGCTGGACCCGTCAACGCCGTGCGAAAAGGCGACGTCATCGACATGCCCCAGGACGAAGGCCATGCGCCTTTCGAGCCCGGCACGGTTGCGGCCATGATGGCAGACGGTCAGGTCGAAGGGCAATGGGGCAGCGATAGGGTCGTGACCGACGCGCAGTTTCAAACCATGGTCCAAAGCGCCGCCGCAGATGGAACCATCAACGCCGCCATGCACGAAGAATTCGAGGCGCGCGGGCTCGATACCGCCATCATCCCGCCCATGCCTGCCTGGCCGCGCACGGAGCAAGAGGAAATGGCGGAACGCATTCGCACGGTGCAGCAAGCCGACACGAAAAGCACGGCAGGGCGCGCGTCGATCAAGAAATCTCACCGCGGCGAAGGGGAGAATTTCATTGACTGACAAGCGCGAAAGCTCCGTCATCGACCATATGAGCTATGACGGAGCAACCAAACAGCTCGACGTCACCTTTCGCAAGGGCGGCGCGCGCTGGCGCTATTTCGGCGTGGATGAAGACGTGGCCGATGGCCTTCGGAATGCCGACAGCCAAGGCGCGTATCTCAAACGGCACATAATCGACTGCTGCCAGTCGAAGAAGCTCGACGACCGCCACGAAAGGCTGTAAACTGGCGCCGCAAGAAAGGAATAGGCTCATGAAAAGCAAGCGTCCCACATATGACGAACGCCGGGCTAATTATTACGGCCATCAAGGCGCCAACCTCGCATCGCGTGATGAAATGCTTGAGAAGCGCGGAGTTAAGAAAGGCACGCCCAATTTGCCAAAGATGGATGCCACGCATAAAGGAGCTGAAAAGCGGCTTCGTCAAGGTGACGCACACCGCAAGGCATTCGACACCATTGGCAAAAACAAATATTGACGGCGCCGCGAACCGGCCCTAATCAGGCTCGGCACGCAACCCGCAAATTGCCGCATCGAAACCCCGTCGTCCCATTTTGGAGCGGCGGGGTTTCTTTTTGGCGGCTGGACGTCTATCGGGATTCCGATACACCTTGGCGGGAAGGAGAAATCATCATGGACGCACCATTGACCTTGATTGCGCTGCTCGGCGCGCACGCCTATTTCGACTATGCCGGCCAAGGTGACTTCATGGCTCGGGCAAAGAACCAGCTTCAGGAAATCCCCGGCGTCCCGTGGTATCAGGCGCTCGGCGCTCATGGGCTCATTCATGGAGCCGCTGTCGCGATCATCACCGGAATTTGGTGGCTGTGCCTTCTCGAAATGGTCGTGCATATTTTCACCGACAACGAAAAATGCTTTGCGCGGATTTCCTACAACACCGACCAGGCAATCCATATCGCCTGTAAATTTCTGTGGTTCGGGATTTGGTGGTTCATGCCATGAGCGTCACCATTGACATAGGCCCGAACCTTCTCATGGTGTTGGGCGCCGCCGCAGTGCTGTGGTTCATTTTCAGGAGCGACAAATGATCGAAGCAATCGAAAATCGCATCGCCGAACTGAAGCGCAAGTTTGCCGCGCGCAAGGGCAAAAAGCCCTATCTGAAAAATTGCGAAGAACTTCAGACGGAAATCGACCGTCTCGAAAGCGTCCTCGCCACGCACAAGGCGAAACATTGAAGGGCTTGCGATATGTTGGTCAGCGGAGAGCCTTGCCCGAAATGCGGCGTGCGGCCCGACGTGGCTTGCGCGCATAGGCCAGCCGACGAAACCTGGACAGGTCCGCCACCTTCGAAACCTGATAAGCGAAGAGAGCGAGATTTTACAGGTCAAGGCTATAATTTTGGGTCGCGAATTTTAGTTTCTGGCGGTGGAGCTTATCCCGTCAAAGGAGCAAAAATCAAAGCTATGAAGAGGCATAAGTGATGGGAAAATATGAAGGTCCGTGCAGCGAATGCGGCAACCGCAAAAATGACATGGCAAATCCCTGCTTCTGTCCGGGCGGACCCATTCCGCCGAGCGCGAAGGTTTCCAGCCTCGCCGTCGCCCGCTTCGATAAAATTCCAGGAGCCGAGAACCACGAACCCGCCGCGGCGCTCGAAAAGGCGCTGGCACATTTGCGCGACCCGGACGAACCCGACTATGACCACGCAATCGTCATTCTCGGGCGCACGCCTGAAGGCGGCGGGTCGGCCGCGATTTGGTTTCAGGCCGGAAAATATGAATATCACGCGCAAATGGGCCTGCTTTTCGAAGGCGGGCAAATGATCCGGGACAACGGTTGAAATGCCTCGCTGGCCCGGCCCGCACACTCCCGCGCGCACCGAACCCTATACAGAAACCGAATTGCTTGATATGCGTCGGGATGGCGACCCCGTTTCAACTATCATGCAGCGCGCAAAGCGCCTGAATGGTTGGGACAGGTCGAAAGTGCGGGAAATCCTATTTGGCGATTGACCCGACGTAAAATTGTTTCTAAAGCGCGTAAATGCAAAAGTGGCTCAACCCTTCTGGAACGGGCACATATTTCGCTTGGCGGAACATGCGATCGCGTTGTTACAACTCCAACGACATTGGGTTTGCCAATTATGGCGGGAGGGGGATTTCCGTTTGTGATGCGTGGCGGGATAACTATGACGCTTTCGTAAGTGACATGGGTCTACGACCGCAAGGACTCACACTTGAACGCATTGACACAAACGGGAATTACGAGCCGGGGAATTGCCGGTGGGCTACGAGAGTTGAGCAAGGGCGAAATCGCCGCACCAACACTTTGATCGTTTTTCAAGGGCAAGAAATGCCGCTTTCAGCTTGGGCGGAAAGGCTTGAGATAAGCCCGGAAACATTGTTGGACCGTCTCGGAAAAATGCCGTTGGATAGAGCAATGACCAAAGGGCTTTTAGTGAATTGGGCCCCAGGAAAACATGGAACAGTTTCCACATATTCCCACAAAAAATGTCGGTGTGAAAAATGCGTAATGGCGGCACGAAAATACAAGCGCGATGCATATCATAAGGCTAAAGCAAATGCCAAACGATGAAAATACTCCAAGGACTGACTTAATTTCAGTGAGGCGAAATGTCGATGGCTTGCCTACGATCAGTCCTGAAACGTATCAGCACGTAGGCCGCTATGCCGGGGCCGTAGTCATGTCTGTTTTTGAACAGATTGGTGGCGTAAAACGCATGGCGGCTTGGGCTGACGCAAATCCCACAGACTACTTTACAAAAATTCTCCCGAAAATGATTCAGCGCAGTCAGCACGTGGATCATTCTGGCACAATCACCATTGATGACGCGATTTCGCGGCTAGAAAAGAATGACGAGCCTATTGACGCCGAATATGAGGAAGTGCCACAGGATTACGACCTTTAGTGCAACTTGCGGGAGTGTGTGAAATGTCCAAGCTTGAAGAAATTATGCGGCCCATGAGCGAGGCGCCGAAAGACGGAACAATCGTCATCGCTCGATTCCGTCAGTGGAACGCCTCGCGCAATCCCATGGACGGTCAGGCGACCGATTTTGAGTGGCAACCCGTCTGGTGGATGCCCGACAGCAAGGGCCGCAATCCGCGCTGGAAACGCTTCGGCCATTTGGACAGCACGGCCTTTGCCGACCATTTCGTGACCGTGGCCGAATTCGCCGCCAATGGCGAAGATCATCAACCGCAGCCGCGCCGAGCGGCCGAACCCGAAGAGGCGTATGACCTATGAAAAAGGAAGACTTGCCGCCCGACCAATACGCGGCCCGCGTGCTCGCAGCGGAAATGGCCGCAAATCAGCGCGCCATCGACGAAGCAATGAAAAAAGGCGACAATGACCTTATCGTCGAAGCGGCCACAAAGCAGGCCATCGACTTCAAGGAAAATCTGCCTTTCATCATTTACGCACTGAAGAAATTCGGCGGACTCAATCCGCCGATGCCGGTTCCGAAAAGCCAGCTCCCGACGCTCGCCGACGAGCTGATTGGTGAAGCGCCGAGCCGCGTCATGGGCGCGTCCGGTCTTGCGGTGGTCGCGGCCACGCAATGAGCTTCAATCCGCAGCAAATCGCGAATGACTATCGGATTTCCGTCGATGAAGTGCGGCAACGCTGGCTTGCACATCGCGTTGCGGTATGGAAATCCGATTTCAAGCGATTTGCGCGGGACGTCATCAAAATCCGAACGAAGAGCGGCGAGCTTGAGCCGCTGAAACTGAATTCGGCGCAAGAAATTCTCCACGCCGCCGCCGAAGAAATGCTTGCCGATGAAGGTTGGGTGCGCCTTGCCGGCATGAAGGGGCGCCGACAAGGTTTCTCGACTTATGTCGCCGCGAGAGGATATTGGAAAGCAACCCTTTTCAACAGGCAGAACATTTACATTCTTTCGCATGAAATGACCGCGACAGGCAAACTGTTCGACATGGTTGCGCTCATGCAGGAAAAGCACCCGTTCCCGCCGATCGTCGGCGCCGACAACGCGAAAGAGCTGGAATTTCCCAAGCGAGGCTCCACCTATACTTGCGCGACGGCCGGGCAAAAGGCTGGTGGTCGTGGGGGCGGCGTCAGCTTCTTCCATGGTTCCGAAGTCGCATGGTGGACGAACGCCGCCGATCACTTCTCCGCGTCCGTGCAGGCGGTCGACGAAGTGCGCGGCCGATGGGGCGTGCTGTGGAAGCGGCCCGAAAATCCTTTGCCGTTCGAAATGCGCGGTCCGGCCGTCATTGAAGGATGGGTGGTCGCTCCGTCTGAAATCTGGCTCGAAACCACGTCGGCGGGTCCGACCGGCGAGTTTTATCAGCGATACGCCGACGCGCAGAAGAAAATCGGCCGCTATCGCGCCGTCTTTGTGCCATGGACCGCGCAAAAGGAATATACCGAAGACGGCGATTTCATTCCGAGCATTGAGCCTGAAGAAGAGGGCGAAATGGCGGAAGCCGAATATCAGGCTTTGCACAAGCTCACCAACGGGCAAATGCTGTGGCGCCGCAACAAAATCATTGAGTTGGGTTCCATCGGCAAATTCCGCCAGGAATATCCCATTGACGTCACCGAAGCGTTTTCGTTCGCCGACGTCGAAGGAATCTATATCAAGCCCGTCATTGTGCTGCGCGCCCGTAAGCGCGTTTATGACGAAATCCCCGACGCGCCGCTGATTATCGGCGTCGATCCCGCGAGCGGCGGCGGCGACAGGTTCGCGGTCGTGTGGCGCCGCGGCGACGTCTGTTTCAAGTATGAGACGCGCAACAAGATCGAGCATCCCGAAGCCGTCGCATGGCTGACCGAAATTATCGACGAATGGAAGCCGGCCAAGGTCGTCATTGACCGCGGCAACATCGGTTCGGCGATCATTTCGACTTTGCGCGCCCAAGGTCCAAAATATGCCGCCGTCATCAAAGGCATTGACTTCGGCGGCACATCCAAGGCGAAGCTCGCGAACAAGCATCGGTCGGGTCCGTGGAACGTCCGCGCCGAAATCTATCAGCGACTCCGCGAATGGCTCATGCAGGGCGGGATTATCCCCGACGAAGACGAGCTGGCTTCCGACATTTCAGCCGCGAAGCAGAAGCACCGCGCGAACAACGATTGGCTGCTCGAAAGCAAGTCCGACATGAAGGCACGGCAAATCCGCTCGCCCGACCTTGCCGACGCGCTGGCGCTGACCTTTGCCGTCACCGAATTCTTCGAAAGCTGGTCGAAGCCGCACAAAAAAGGTGGCTGGGAACAAGGGACGGAGCCCACGGAAATGCTGGGTCACAACGGAGGGCCACCCCTTGACGATGTGGGCTGGGGGCAAGGTAACTCAACATCGTGGATGCAGTAACTCATGAGTTTGCGAGAAGCCTTTATTGACGCTGCAATGCAGCAAGACACCGACGAGTGCATTCTTTGGCCCTTTGCCGTGCGAAAAAGCAGCGGCTACGGCGCACATAGTTTTTATTTCGAAGGGAAGAATACCAATATAGATGTGCATCGCTATGTTTGTGCTCGCGTAAATGGACCGGCCCGTAAAGGGGAAGAAGCGGCACACAGTTGCGGACAGAAATTGTGCATCAATCGACGACATATTCGATGGGCTACGCACTTGGAAAACATGAATGACGCTAAGGCGCATCAAACTTTGAAAGGCGGCGGGCGAGGCAGACAACGGTTTTTCGCCGCGGAATTACGCGACCTTAGGACGTCTGGCGCGAGCCATATTGCTCTAGGGGCGAAATATGGTGTAGAGCCTGCATATATCGGGAAGCTGCGTAGGGGTTTACGGCAATGAGCGGTCTTGTCACAAATTTGGCTCCCATGGGCCGGACAGTCAATTTCGAGCGCGGGCCGAAAGTCCCCGACGATTTCGACACCGAAGCCGACTTCATCAACGACATGCGCGAAAAATACGATTTCGGCATTGGATTTGACGAGCACAACATCAACGCCGGCCGCGACGACGCAAAATTCGTGGTCGGCAAACAGTGGGACGAACGCACCGAAGCGAAGCGCAACCGCGCGAACAAGCCCACGCTGGTCTTCAACCGCTTGATGGCCTTCGTTGCCCAAATCATCGGCAACCGCCTCGCGAACGAAACCGACATTCGGGTTTATCCCGACAACGGCGGCACCAAGGAAATCGCCGAAATCCGCGAAGGCATTATCCGCGCGATTTACAAGAATTCCGAAGCCGATTTCGCCCGCGACGAAGCCTATAAATATCAGGTCATCGGCGGGCGCGGGGTCTTCGCCCTGACCATCGACTATACCACGAACGACGTCTTCACGCAGGAAGCCAAGCTGAAGGCCGTTCGCGACCCCTATTCGGCCGTTTTCGATCCTCTCGGGCAGGAACCGAGCGGCGGCGACTGCGAATGGGGCTTCCTGACCGACGAGTTGCCGACGACCACATTCAAGGCCAAATGGCCGAAGGCGAACGCGACTTCGTTTGGCGGGAAAGCCTACAGCGGCGAATATTGCGGACCTTGGTATGACCAAGACACAATCCGGGTCGTGGCCTATTGGCGCATGGTGACGGAAGGGACGAAAATCTATGCGCTCATGCTGGACGGCACGGTCCAGGACGTCACCGACAAAGAAACCTACGAGTATGTCAACGATATTGCGACCCGCGAGGACGGCACCGCGTATATCCGCGAAGTGCCGAACCGCTTTGCACAACTCTATGTGTGCTCGGGCGAGCAAATCCTTGAAGGGCCGTATAACTATCCCATGTCGTCAATCCCGATTTACCGGGTGCCGGGCTGGGAAGTCGACGACGGCGAAAAGGTCTATCGCTGGGGCTTGGTCCGGTTCCTCAAAGACCCGCAACGCCTGCACAACTATTGGCGCTCCGTGCTCGCGGAACAGCTCATTGCGGCGCCGCGCAACAAGTGGCTGGTCACGGCCGACGCGATCAAGGGTCACGAAGCGAAATGGCGCATGGCGCCCACGGCCGACGATCCGTTTTTGTATTACAATGACGGCGAAACTGCTCCGGTCAACATTCCGCCGCCCGGCATTGACGCTGCCCTGATTACCGAAGCGGGCGCCGCATCGCAGGACATGAAGGATATTTCGAATATCCATGAAGCTTCGCTGGGGATGCAGGGCAACGAAGTCAGCGGCAAGGCGATCCAACAGCGCCAAATGATTGCCGACGTCGGGACGTTCATTTTCACCGACCGGCTCAATCTGGCCGACATTCGCTGCGCGAAAAATCTCAACGAAGTGACGCCGTATCTTTACGATACCGTGCGAATGGTTGCCACGCTCGGGCGCGACGGCAAGCGTCAAATGACGACCATCAACCAGAACCAGCAAACCGACGTGACGCTTGGCAAATACGGCATCACCGTCAGCGTTGGTCCGTCGACCGTCACCAAGCGTCAGCAGTCCGCCGAGCAAATGGGCGCGTTCATGAACGCAATCGGTCCGGCCGCTGAAAAATATCTCGACCTTTTCGCCGAAGCGCAGGATTTCCCCGGTTCCGATCAGTGGGCGAAGCGCGCGCGCCTGGCTTTGCCGGCCGGCACCATTCCCGCCGACGAGCTTACACCCGAAGAGCAACAGCAGCAGCAGCAATCGCAGGAAGTGCAGCAGCTCCAAATGCAGCTCGCGCAGAAGGAACAAGAGGCGAAAATCAACAAAATGCTGGCCGACGCCGAAAATGCTTCGGCGCGCGCAAATCTCGCGCTCGCTCAAGCCTACAAGGCGCGGCTCGACGGTCAGGCCCGTATGCTCGACACGGAAAGCAAGGTGGAAGACCGCGACCACAGTCAAGTCATGGACGTGGTAGAACAGCACAACAAAATCATTGGCGAAGATCGGGCTTTCGACGCCAGCGAGGATGAACGCAGCAAGCCCAAAAACCCGGAGAAAAAAGACAATGCGAAAAAGTAAATTTGGGGCGCTGCTCGCGTCCACCGCCGTCATGGGAATTCCCATGTCGCCTGTCGAACGCAGCATGGGGCGGCTCATGCGCGCACCCGACGCGCACCCGGCCAAAGACCCTATCGAAGCCATGATGGAAGACGATGGCGTCGAAGGTCAGTGGGGCGGCGAGGACGCCGAAAAGGCGAAAACTCCCGAACCCAAAAAGGCGGCGCCGAAAAAGGAAGCGGCGCCGAAGGAACCCGTTGACGAAGGCGGCGAGGAAGAAGAGGATGATGCCGAAGGGGCAGATTCCGATGACGAAAACGCCGAAGAAGACGGGGAAGAAAAGCCGAAAAAGCAAGGGCTCTCGGCTAAAGAGCGCATCCGTCAGCTCAACCAACAGCTTCGCGAAGAGCGCAAAGCTCGGGCCGAAGATCGGCGCACTTTCGACGACCGATTCGACCGGCTCGAAAAACGCTTGTCGGGCGATGAAAAGCCGGATAAGAAAGACGAACGGGTAAAGCCTGATCCGAACGACCAGGAAAAATATCCCTTCGGCGCTCTCGACGACCGTTATGTCGAGGACATGATTGAGTATCGGACCCAGGAGGGTCTTGAGAAAATCATGACGGGACACCTGCAACGTCAGCAGGACGAGGACCAGCAGGCCGAGAATGACCGCATTATCGCGGACCTTCGTCAAAAAGCCGACACGCTGGCCGAGAAGGGGGCCGAGCAATTCGACGACTATCTTGACGTCGTTGTGAAGCCCGCGATGCAGGGCGAATTTCCGCTGACGCAAGACACCTTCGAAGCCTGCGTTGAAGCCCATCACGGTGCTGCTATTCTCCGCGATCTTGCGACCGATCATGAGGAAGCAAAACGGGTCGCGGCGCTGTCCCCCTATCAGCGGCTCCGCTATGTCTTGGACAAGGATGCTGAAAAGGGCGGCAAGCCGAAACCCAAGCTTCCCAAGGCAGGCGCACCCCCGGCCGACGCTCCGCGCGGCGCTCGGGGCAAGTTTGAAGTCCCGGACGACACCGACGATTTGGAGGCGTTCGGCCGGAAATTCGACAAGGCTTAGTCGACGCTCGGGAAACCCCGACCGTCAAATTTAGAGAAGGAAGGGGTTTCCCATGGGTGCAGTTTCAGCCGTTCAAGCCAAGCTGGTTATCAACAGCTTTGCGCACGTCCTGCAAAACAACATGGTTTCGGCGACCGCCGTATCGTGGAAGGAGCACGACAAGGAATTCGACGACCGCAACGCCCTGAAGGTCGTTGAACAGATCGCGCCGCAATACACCATCACCCGCACGGAAAATGGCGTCAAGAATTTGACGGGCGGAACCGATGGCACCGTTTTCGGCGGCGAGCTGTTCGAAGTGACCGGCACGTTCAACGCGAACATGGGCTGGGGCGATTTCGTCAAAATCACGACCGTGGGCGAAGCTCGCGAAAGCAAGGCGCTCATGGGCGCGGCGCTGTCGCTCGCGCAGCAGATCGATGCCTATATCCTTCAGCGCGCCGTGCTGGCGGGCAACAACTGGACCGGCACCGGCACCGCCAACGTCTCGGCCAGCATCGAAGCGGCTGCGATCAAGGCGCGCATGATGGAAGAAGGGGTGGAAGAAACCGACCTGTCCTATATCATGAATTATACCGATGAAATGCTGCTCGGCGATCAGGTCATCAAGCTTCCGGCACCGGACGGCATGGCGACTTCGACTTTCCGCGAAGGTTTCAGCGGCAAGATGGGCGGAATTCGCACGCTGTTCACCAACCAGCTTCCCATCCTGACTGTCGGCACGCGCGTTGCGACCGCCACGGTCCAGGTCGACGGTGCAAACCAGAACAAGGATTATGTCGACGTCGCCAACCAGACGACGGCGAACGGCCTTTACAACACGCAACTTCTCAACCTGAAGGGGCTGACGGACGGCCACACGATCCTTGCCGGCGAAACGCTGACCATCAACGGCGTCGGCGCCTACGACAACCGCAAGCAGGGTCCGGTGACGCCTGCGCGGTCGCTTCAGCTCACGGTCGTGACCGGGGCGACGGCGGCTGGCGGTGGCCTCGCGCAAATCCGTGTTTTCCCGGCGATCATCGTTCCGGGTTCCGGCGCGGGCGACAACATCAACATCAACACCGCCCATGCGACCGCCACCGCGGCGCCGGGCAACAGCGCACCCGTCACCTTCATGGGTGCGGCCGGCACGACGCTTTCGCCGCGCGCGCTGATCCAGAAGGATTCGGTGGAAGTCAACACGGCTCCGCTGATTATGCCGGCGAACGCACCGGACGCCATGCGCCGCAAGCTGACGAAAATTCCGCTTTCGGTTCGCATGTGGCCGCACAGCGATTTCAATACCGGCGTTCATGGGGTGCGTTTCGACGTCGCCTTGAACGTGAACGTCCGGGATCGTCGGCGCACTGGCCGCTTCAACGGCGCCTAACCGCGCGCACCGCCTGTTTCTCCGGGTGAAGGTGGTTGAAGACCCCCGGTCAATCTTACGGTTGATCGGGGGTTTTTAGCCTAAAGGAAGGTGAAAAATGTCTTCGCGCGTTCGCACTCAATATCGAGCCACCCCGGTTGACGTTAACGGGACGTTTTCGAGCAACGGCCAATCGGTCGGGGCATTCATTGCCGCAACGGCAGGCTCCATCACCATTGCCACGGTCGGGACAGGCGCCCGCACGGTCTTGCCGACGACGCCGGTTGCGGCGGGCCAGCGGCTTGAGCTGGAAATTCTCGTCGAGCAAGCGCAAGGCTACACGCTGGTGTGTAGCGGCGGCGCGAGCGGAACGGTTCTCGTCTGACCGAGCTTTTGCGGGTGCCTGTCATTTTCTAGGAGAAAAGGAATGTCGAAACGAACGGATTTGTTCCCCGGCTGGTTTTTTGGCCCCGGTGGCGCATCGCAGCTATGCGAAACGGAAGCCGACGTGCCGAAGGGCTGGACGGACAATCAGGCCGAAGCCCTTGCCGACAAAAAAGCAAGCGACAAGCCCGCCACGGAAAAGCCGAAGACCGAAGAAACCGCGAAGCCGGCGACGAAGCCCGCCGTAGCGGTTCCCGCGTCGGCAAATCCGCTCGGCGAAGCCCGCAAGGCTTACAAGGCCGTGACCGGCAAGGGCGCTTCGCCGAAATGGGACGCCGCCACGATCAACGACAAGATCGCGGAATTCAAGGCGTCGAGCCAGGAACACGACCTTTAAGGCAAAAATAGATGGGGATTTCTCGTGACAACTTTGCAACCGATTATCACCCAAGGGTATCGCGAGCTTAATCTTGTCGCGGTCGGGAAATCCCCATCGCCTCTTCAGGTCGACGAAGGACTTTTGCTGCTTCGCAACGTCATCGACGTGACGATTTGCGGCGATGCTGGCGAAAATCTCCGTGACTGGCCTCTTGGCGACTTCGGGCGCCAGCCTCTTGAGCGGTATAATCTCGCTCTTCAGTGCTACCAGAACCCCCGCATCAATTGCCGGCTGATCGCGACCAACGAACAAGCCATGACCGTCTATTTGCCGGTGAAGCCGAGCGACGGCACCGTCATGGCGATTGTCGACCCCTTCAACCGCCTGTCGGCCGTGCCTGTCACCCTTGACGGCAACGGGCGCACGATTGAAGGCGGGCAAAGCGTGCTGCTCGACCTGGACGGCACCGACCGCAAGTGGCTCTATCGTGCCGACCTTGGCACATGGGTGCGCCTGACCGAATTGGCGATTGGCGACGAAATGCCGTTCCCGAAAACGTGGGATTTCTTTTTCTCGATTGAGCTTGCCTTGCGTCTTTCCGGCCGCTCGGGCCGCGCGATCACCGCGGCGACGGCCACGGTCTATAAAAAGCTCCGGGAGCGTTTCGTGAACAAATATTTGCAGTCGGACATTCTCGACCGCGAATGGAGCTTCGACCGTGAATTCATGTCCACGCAGGCATATCAGCAGGGATGGGATAGCGGCTCGACCGTCGCCTTTAATGAAGGGGGCGCTTGGCCGTGGTAAACATTCCTGTCGGCCGGTCGACCTTCAAGCGCGACGTCGCCCGTTCGGCGTCCATTGCGCTGCTCAATCGCTTCTTCGAACAAAACCCGGTGCTCAATGCGAGCGAGGACATGCCGGCGCTGATCGCGCGCCCCGCGATGAAGAAATGGCAGGAAGTCGGAACCGGCCCGGTGCGCTTCACCTTCGACGAGCCCGGCACCTTCGACGATGACCTTTTTGTCGTCAGTGACGCAAGCCTCTATTCGGTCAGCTCGCAAACCGGCGCCGTTACCTTCATCGGCGTCATTGGCGGCGCGAGCGGTATCAGCATGGCAGCGGTTGGGAATATCGGCGTTACGCCGGAACGGCTTTTCATCGCGAATGGCGGTGTGCTTTGGGTTTACACCAAAGACGGGCAGGCCCGCGGCACGCTGACCGCAACCGGCGTGATTTCGAACACCGAAACCGTCACCATTGACGGCGTTTATTATCGCTTCACAAACGCGAGCGTGGACGCAGGCACCCCGGCCGGGACAAATGCGAACCCTTGGCTTGTGAAAGTTGAAGCGACAGCGGCGGCGTCCCTGACCAATCTCTATCATGCCGTCAACATGACCGGCGCGCCGGGGGTGACTTATTCAACGGCGTTGATGCCGAATCCGCGAGTGCAGGCATATGCCGCGACCGCAGCCGACTTGTTGGTTTCGGCCCGAGACGCAGGCGCGGCCGGAAATGCCATTGCTGTTGCCGAGACAGGCGCGAATCTCGCATGGACGACCGGCGCAACACTTATCAACGGCGGCACGCCGTCGCTTCGACAGGTGACAACTCCCGATGACGTCGGTGCGGTTTCCATCGACGTGCTGAATTCCTATGTCATTGTCGTTCCGGTGCAGGGTCGCGGCGCCAACGGGAAATTTTGGTGGCTCGAACCGGGCGAAACGGTCATCGATCCCTTGAATTTCGCGACGGCCGAACGCAGCCCCGACGCAATCAATCAGGTTCGCGTTTTCAGCGATCGATTCTGGCTGTGCGGCCAGAAGACGACCGAACCGTGGATTACGACGGGAAATATCGATGCGCCCATGCAACGCTTCAGCGGCATTCTCTATGACCGCGGCGCGTGGGAAGGAACGGCCGTCAAGGTGAAAGACAGCCTTATTGTGGTCGACGAAGACGGCGCGGTTTTTCAAATCGGGGGCGGCTTGCAGAGAATTTCCCGGCCTGATATTGAAGAGCGCATTCGGCGCGCGATGCAAAAGCAAGAGGCGATGACACCGTAAGGGGAATTTTATGCTCATTCATATGGACAATTTCAGCACCTATGGTGTTAACACGGCGTTGCTGACTCAAGGACTTTATGCAGCTATGCAAGTGCATCCCACTCTTGGGCTGGCGCTTGATCCTGACGGCTCTCCTGGCCGGGTGCTGCGATTGGGTTCGCTTGACAACATTCGCTATGCTTTTCCGGGCGGCGCCACGCCCACAGCCGGTATCGCGTGGCGGGGTTGGGCAACTGCGCTTCCCGATAACGCTCGGGGCATGACGGCTTCATGTTTTATTCGCGGCGCAGGCAATGAGGCGCTTGCCTATTTCGGTATTACATCCAACGGCCGGGGTCGCATGATCGTCATGAACGCGGCGAATACGGAAGTGCAATGGGAAACTGCCGCACCGGTCGTCACGGCAAACGGGTGGTGGCATTATGAAATCAAATATACGCGGACAGGCGCCAATACGGCGGATTTCGAAGTACGGATTGAAGGGCAAACGGTGCTTCAGCAAGTCGGCGTTTCTTGCCGCGCGTTTGATCCCGGTCAAATCACTATGGCGGTCTTTAATGATGGGGCGCAGCTTGGTTCCGAATGGCTCCTAAAGGACTATGTGCTTTGGAATGGTGTAGGCGCGCAAAATAATAATTTTCTCGGTTCGGTGTTGGTCGTGGATTTGCTGCCTACGACCGATGTTTCCCTGAATTGGGCGAAATCGTCGGCGCTATTTTCCGGCTCGCAACTTATTCGCGATCTTGTGCCGTTCAACATTTTGACCGCCAGCGGTGCGATTACTAGCGGTAACCAGGTTCGAATCAACAACACCTATTATAATTGGACAAATGGCAGCGTAAACGCGGGTGCCCCGGCGGGTACGTCGGCAAATCCGTGGCTGGTCGCAATGGGTGCTTCGACAGCAGACGCACTTGGAAATATGTTCAAAGCCATCAATGCGTCGGGCGTTGCTGGAACCGATTATAGCACGGCCTTGGTCGTAAATCCGGTTGTCGGTGCGACAGGGGTTAGCGCGACGCAATTGGGCGTCGTCGCCCTCGACAATACGTCGCTTTACGTTTGCACAGAAACGGGCGCAAATACGGCTTGGGCGGCAGGCGCGCTTTTTGCCGGGGTCAACGATATGTCGTTCATTTCCGCCAACGACACGCCGCCCGCTGCATTCGTCTGCGAATTGTCGAATTTGCCGCCCGACGTTACCAGCGTGCGAGGGCTCCAAACTCGCGTGCGTGCCGCAAAAACTGATGGGGGCGACGGCAGTTTGCAAGTGTCGCTGGTTTCTGGCGGTGTGTCGGCAGATGGCGCAAATCGCCCTATCACGACGTCATTGACCTATTGGCCCGATATTTGCGAAATCGACCCCAATACCGGCGCGCTGTTTACTCCGCTCGCCGTCGATGCGGTGCAACTAAAAGCGAACCGGACAACCTAACCGATGGCTTTGACGCCTCTAATTCTTGCGCCGCAAGGTGCGGTGCTGGCGACCATTCGGGCGACCGCGCAGGAAATTCGCGCGCCGCAAGGTGCGGTGCTGGCGGCGATTAATTTCCCGGCTGAAGCGGTCAAAGCGTCTTTCGGCGGGGTGCAAGTCACTTATCGACAAACTGCGCAAACCATTGACGTTTCGCAAGGGGCCGTCCTTGCCGTCGTGCGAGGGCGTGTTTTCGATCCCAAGGTGCGTGCGTGGACCTTTACGCTGGACGGGCATGATTTCTATGTGCTGAAGCTCGGCA